GATAAACTCTACACCCACCCAAAAGAATGGCGAGGACTTACGGATGAAGAGCGGAATAAAATTTGGTCTAATATAGAAGCAGAAGAAAATACTGAAATGTATTTTGGTGGGAAACTTGCGCTTGCCATTGAAGCTAAGTTAAAGGAGAAGAACACATGAGTAATTTAAAGATAGCTTTTGACTTACTTACTATTATTAAACCTTACGGTTATCTAGAATACCAACTACAACTAATTAAAAACATTAGGAGAGCTCTATGACAGTTCGCAAGGAGCTTGCTCCGACAGCCTGGAAAAAACATAATGGGTCTCAGGTATGTCCTGAAGATGAGTGGAGTGTAATTGAAGTAGAAACATATACAGCAAGTTCCTTTACTGGGTTTGCTAAAGACCTTGAATGGGAATACATTAAGTTCTATCGAGTTAAAGAAGATACAGGAGAAACAATATGAGTAAAGGCTTTGAACATTGGAATGACAAAAGCTTTAGGGAAGAGGTATATGAACTAGCCTTTGGTGATGATGCAATCAATAAGGACTTTTCTGACCGTGAAGTATTAGAAGAGCTTAGAAAGTTTTCAGATAAAGCCTTGGCATTTGATAACACAGGTTTAGATATTAATGATGCACTTGACTCTGATTATAGTCCTAACTAGGAGAAACAATATGAATCACAACGTAGATGTATTTGAAGTGTTAAGTGACCTAGAAGACCTATTAGATGATAAAGCAGACCTAACAGGTCGTGTTGACTTGTGGGTTCTTGTAGACTTTATTATGAATCAACGTGGTATTTATGGGGAGGCTACAGGTGAATGCGCAGCGTAGATATTGGACTTGTGCTAAGTGTGGAGAGAAGTGGGAAGTGTGTTTTGATTTCTGTAGGAAGTGTGGAGCAAGCCCATGACAACATTAGTATTAGATGTAGAAACAACTATAGGAAACAAAGGAGACCCTTTCGATGAAAGAAACAGTTTGCAGTATGTGGGAGTTCTTAAAAACGGAGATGATTCCAGCCTTTTTGCTATTCAATTCTCTTGTAGTCCTTATAGGACTGAACTTGCTACTCTGGGTAGCACTATTCAAATGGCTTCACTTGTCGTAGGGTTTAACATTAAGTTTGATTTACATTGGTGTAGACGTTATGGTTTACCAATGCCAAAGAAAGTATGGGATTGTCAATTGGTACACTTCATACTTACCAAGCAACAACATCCATACCCTAGTTTAAATAGTGTAGCTTCTTACTATCAACTAGGAGTTAAGTTAGATGTAGTTAAAGAAGAGTATTGGGATAAGGGTATAGATACACCTAATGTACCTAAAGATATCTTAGAAGAGTATTTAGAACAAGATTTGCAGCTTACGCACCAAGTCTATCTAAAGCAAGTAGAACACCTAGCTACACAATCAGATGCCTTAAAGAGGCTGGTGTCTCTACACAACTCTGACCTTTTAGTATTACAAGAGATGGAGTTCAATGGCTTAACATTCAACGAAGAAAGGTGCTTAAGTAATGCTACCTTATTGGAAAAGGAAATCGAGGAAATCGATGTCAATCTTAACAGAACTTGTGGTGTTGTTGGTTTCAATTTTAATAGCGGTGACCATCTTAGTTCCCTTCTATACGGTGGTGTTCTTAACTTTCCTGTTAAACAAGTCATTGGAGTTTACAAGACAGGTCCTAGAAAAGGTGAATCTAAGGAAGGGTGGGTAGACTACTATCATACATTCCCACAACTAGTAGCTCCACTTAAGGGTAGTGAACTAAAGAAAGAAGGGTTCTTCTCTACAGATGAACAGACACTTAAAAGTCTTAAATGTAATAAAGAAGCAAAGAAAGTTGTTGACTTTATATTAACTCGTAGTACACTAGAAAAACGAAGAGGTACTTACTTCGCTGGATTCCCTAAACTCCGTGAGGAGCATGGATGGCAAGTAAACTACCTACATGGGCAACTAAATCAATGTGTAGCACGTACTGGTAGACTTAGTTCAAGTAGACCTAACTTACAAAACATTGATGGACAAATTAAAGATTTATTTTATTCGAGGTATTATTAATGGAAAAATTTAAAGTAATAGCTGAGAGCACAACTTACTATACTATTGAACTTGAAGCTGAAAATGCAGTAGAAGCTTGGGATTTAGCTGGAGAACTTGGTAAAGACTCTTTTACATTAGACGAATCATATGAGTCTACTTGGTATCTTTGTGGCATGTACTCTATGGATAGTGAAGAATGGTACGATGATGATGATGATGAGTACATTGACCTTCCAAAAAAAGGTACTAAAGAACGTAAAGCATTTGACAAAGAAGTACAAAGACTTTGTGATTTAGTTGACTCACAAATGGATGGTAATGATTTTATAGGACATAAAGGATAATAAATGGGATATTACTCAGAGATGGACATTCAAAATCAAGAAGATGAAGATATGTATAACTACCAACAGGAAGATGACCAAGAGGAGTTTCACTTCCACACTGTTATTAATGAGTTTCAATCTCTAATCAATCAATATAGTACAGATGTAGTTGTACGTTTCTTACAACCAGAAGTAAAGTTCAACCTACTAGAATCTATTATTAAAAGTAATGGTAACTTAATGAAGGAGTAATATGTTAATCCAAGGAGATGCTTCTGCTCTAGAATGGCGGTGTGCAGCCTTCCTGAGTCAAGATAGGACTGCTTATGATGAAATCTGGAATAACATTGACCAACATACGGATAACCAAACCAGATTCAATCTACCTTCTAGACTAATAGCTAAGACCTTTGTGTTCAGACTTATCTATGGTGGTTCAGCTTATTCATATGCTAATGACCCTAACTTTGCTGAATGTAAAATGAATGAGAAGCAATGGCAAAAGGTAATTGATGAGTTCTATTCTAAGTATAAAGGATTAGCTGCTTGGCATACTCAAATTGTACAAGATGTAACTCTTACTGGTAAACTTATATTACCTACAGGTAGAGAGTATGAGTACCAACCAACAGTTAAAAGGGGGGAAAACGTTTGGCCTCGCACTACCATCTTGAATTATCCTGTTCAAGGATTGGGTGCAGACATCATGGCTATTGCTAGAGTGGCTCTACACACTCGTTTAAAGGCTCTACAACTACCTGATGTTAAACTTATCAACACAGTACATGACTCTATTATTATAGACACTCCTGACGAACATACGGATGTGCTATCTCAAATGATGTTAGATGTGTTTGAAGCAGTACCTAGGAACTTCCAAAGATTGTTTGGTGTTGAGTTTAACTTACCGATGAAAGCTGAGGTACAGGTAGGTCAGAACTGGAAGGATATGGAAGTGTGGCAAGCAAAAAGCACTAGGTGATATTTAGAAAGTGTGGTATAATATTGTTTATAAAGGAGAAAGTATGCAAATAACAATTGTAGATATATCTAGTTTACAGAGTTTAGTAAGCCAAAGTGGTAAGGCTTACAAGGCAGCTGAACTAACCTACAAGAATGAACAAGGTCAAATAGCTTCTAAGAAGATTATGGAATTTGACAAGCTCTTACCAAGCTTCCTTTCATTCAAGTCAGGTGATGTACTAGATGTGGTAGAGGTAGAGAATGGGGCTTACCCTAAGTGGGTTAGAGCTTCTGTAGTAACGGGAGGTTCACAACCTGTAAAGAGTTTGACAGGTTCTGGAGGTGGAACACAGAAGAGCACATCGACTTATGAAACATCTGAGGAACGTGCTAAGAAGCAAGTATACATTGTACGTCAGTCTTCTATAGGTCATGCGGTTAATCTATTAGGTGGTGGTGCTAAACTAGCATTGGTATTAGATACAGCTAAAGCTTTTGAAGAGTATGTATTTGGTTTAGCTCCGTCTGTAGATGACCAAGTGTCATTTGATGATACCTTTCCTGATGATATACCTTACTAATGGCTATCGGACGTAATGACATTACAGGAGATAAGTTAGTGTCCAAACCTACTAACCAAGCCTTTGAGGATGGGTATGACTTAGCTTTTGGTAAGAAGAAAGCTCGTAAGGTTATTGCTCTACTTGATGGTGATATCTTTATGTATCGTATTGGGTTCACTACTGAAGATGAAGATGAGGCTATTGCTAAGTTTCGTATTGATGAGATGATTCAATCTTGTCTAGATGAAACCTTTAGTACAGAGCATCGTATCTTTATTACAAGTGGTGAGAACTTTCGTAAAGCTTTAGACCCTCAATACAAAGCTAATCGTATTGATAAACCTAGACCTAAACATCTACCTATGTTAAAAGAACATCTGATAACTAAGTGGAATGCTGAGGTTGCAGTTGGTATGGAAGCTGATGACTACCTAGCTATCAATCAAACTAATGAATCTATTATCTGTACCATTGATAAGGACTTGAAGCAAGTGGTTGGTGAGCATTACAACTTTGTAAAGAAAGAGTTTTCAGTTGTTAATGAGTTACAAGGTTTACTTACCTTCTACTCTCAGTTTCTAATTGGGGATGCTTCAGATAACATCATTGGAGTAAAAGGTATTGGTCCTGTAGGTGCTGCTAAGTATTTACAACACCTTCCTACTGAAGTTGATATGTTTAATGCTGTACGTCTTGTCTACAAAGATGATGCACGTATGAGATTAAATGGTCAGCTCTTGTGGATGCTCCGTTCTTTAGATGATGATTGGGGTGTTAGGTTTGATAAGCTAAAGGATAACAATGAATGGATGGACTGATGGAAGGGTCAAGGGCTTTATTACTAGTGTTATTCGGGGTGGGTTTAGGCGTTGGCCTCCCAAGTTTAACGTTTTATCTGCAGCAAAGAAGGGAAAGAAAGTTAATACAGCAACAGGTAGAGTGGCTGAACACTATGAGTGCTTTGCGTGCAAAGAAGCGTTCCCAGCTAAGGAAGTGCAAGTCGACCACATAGAACCTGTAGTAGACCCGAAGGTAGGGTTTGTAGACTGGGATACATTTATCTCACGTCTATTCTGCGAAGCAGAGAATCTACAAGTCTTATGTAAACCATGTCATCTCTCTAAAACTAAACTAGAGAAAGACGAACGTAAACTAAAAGGAAAATAATATGACTAAATTAAAAGCAAAAGTAATGTGGGCTAACTTAAATCACTTAAACGAAATGTCTGGTAAGTACCAAGTAGACTTCTGTAACCTGTCTAAAGGTGCTGTTGATGCTCTAGCTAAAGAAGGTATCCGTGTCTTAGAGGGTAGTAAACCTGGTGAAGACAAGGGTAGTTACATCACTTGTAAGTCTATCTATCCTATTCAATCCTATTATGAGGATGGTTCTGAGGTAGCTCCTACTACTAAAGTATCTAATGGTTCTGAGGTAGAAGTAACTATCAACCCTTACACTTGGGAATTCAAAGGTAAGAGTGGTGTGAGTGCTTCAATTGTTAAACTGGTATTTACTAAGCTAGTTGAGTTCAAACATGAAGATGACGGTTCTAAGGCTATCTAATGATACATGCCTTCATACCAGATTTGCAAATCAAACCAGGTGTGGACCTATCTTACCTATCAAATATTGGTAGGTACTTAGCTCATAAGAAACCAGACCGTATCATTCTTATTGGGGATGTGGCAGACATGCCCTCCCTAAGTAGCTATGATGTGGGTAAAAAGAGTTTCGAAGGTAGGACATATAAGGCTGACGTTGAGAGTGTGCATGAAGGTATGAGCCTCTTGATGCAACCAATCTTTGAAGAACAACAGAAGCTAGTTAATGGGGGACGTAAGAGATGGAAACCAGAACTCATACTTACTTTAGGCAACCATGAAGACCGAATTAATCGTGCTATTAACCTTGATAGGAAGCTTGATGGGCTCATTAGCATACGTGACTTGGGATATAGTAACTTCGGATGGCAAGTCTTTCCTTTCTTGGAGGTTGTGGTTAGAGACGGTATTGCCTACAGCCATTATTTTACTAGTGGTATCATGGGTCGC